TGGAACACACACTATCAATATTGCTAATGAATATAATGGAACAGACGAATTAGGTTTAAATCTAGTTCGATCCATTAACGAAGATAAAGCAAAAATAGTTGAAGAGCTTTTAAAAATAAAATATAAAAATTAATACACTTTTTTATATATATTCTATATAATGGATTGTATGAAAGGGGAATTATGATAATACATGCTCTAGAACTTGATTGTAGTAATCCAAATTGCAACTGTGATTGTTGTGATTTAGGTATGCATTTCAATTTAGTTTATGTAAATAAAGGTGAAGTAGATAACTTTACTTGTGACAATTGCAAAGCAGATTTGGATTTGTATAGTCCAGTTTATATAAATGACCAAAAAGGTATAAAAAATATAAAAGGGGAATAATGTTAGGAATTAAAACAACTTTTAATGAAGTTGAAATGAATGTAAAAGCAGGAATTGAAGTCAAGTCTGTAGACGCTTTGAATTATGTTCTTGAGTTGGAAGGTGAAATTTGTTCTTTAGACAGAACTTTTACCAAAAATTTAAGAAATACTGTTTACAAATTAAAAGAGAGAACTGCAAAAGAAATTTACAAAGAAGAATGTAAATGTGGCGACTCTAATAGAAAACATAGCAAGTATGTCTACGATTGGGCTAGTTAGCTAAACCTAAGACAGCCTATCAATTAATTTTGGTAGGCTGTTTTTTTTCATCCACTTTGAGTTCTATTGGCTCTGTTAAATGAAATATACCTTTAGGCAATTCCGACATTACCAATTCGCCCTCACTACTTTGAATGACATTAACTTTATAGCCTGTGTTATCAATAGCAATAACTTTCATAATAAAAATTATACATAATATATATAATTATGTCTATATTTATAACAATTCTAAGTTTGCCCAACCTTTTTGATTAATTGTAAAAGTGAGAACTGCAGGGTGGCTCCAAAGTCCAGATCTTTGCGTGAAGTCAATAGACTTGTCTAAACTTGGCGATTGAAACCAAGCTCTATCGCCTTGATATTTACTTCTGAAATGGTGGTAGTGTCCTGTAATTAATATTTCTGCTTGACCTGCAGGAAGATGTCCATACATTTGTCCTTTCCACCAATTTTCAATTTTTGCCTCTGCATTCGATCCATTACCACTAGACATATGGCCGTGAGTCCACGCTACTTTTTTTGTTTTAATAGTCATAACTTGATGAAAGCCCTCAGGAATTTCAACTTGAACTTTTCCATAACGATCTGGATTAGCATTCATTATTTCTTGACATATTTGTAAGTGCATAGTATCTGAATTGTCTAGTCGTGAAGTTAATACTTGTCCTTTATTACTTCGAGTCATTTCTCCATGATTGCCTGGGCAACCTGCTAAAACTATTTTGTCAGCTAAAGGTAAAAAGGTATCAACTGTTTTCATTATCATACTTCTTGCTAATGCGTATTGCTCAATTAATGACAGCGTGACATTAAAGGGCTGACTATCGAAAAAAAATTTTGAACAGTTTTCTGTCAAATCCCCTAAACCTATTAAATAAATTTCGTCAATATCTGTTCCTAATCTTCTTAAATCTTTGATTCTGTTTACGGCGTCTTGTAATGCTATGTCATATCTATTAATGGTATTCTCTACGCCGTAATCAGCTTTGCCTAATTGCCAATCAGCCATAAAAAACATAAAAGCTGTATCACCGCCATAAGTTTTTGACTTAACTGGTAATTTTTTTTCAACACGTTTTAACAGCTGCGAAACATATTTGTCTCTTAATGGATCTTTACGCTTTACAATTCCTTTAAAGGCATAAAAGGTTTCGATTCTGCCGCCTTTAAGTTGAACATTCCAACTGGAAGTTTTAACTGCTCCCTCAATCGTATAAAGTTTTGGGTCATATCCCCAACTTTGCAATATCTCGTCAAATTTATTTGCATAGTTTGGGTCAGTTCCAACGTGTGTAATTTCGCCAGATCCTAATTCTTCATCAATTTCTATTTCAGGTTTCCAACCAGACTTGAAGAAATTATTTCCCCACTCTTCTTTAGGTGCGTTCTTATTTTTTTTGGTCATTTAGTGGCCAATCTTTCATTACACTTAATCTTAGCCCATATATGCTAAAAACAAGCCATTTTGAGCCGATTTGAGCGATTTTATTTTGTCCGCCTAACTAGTAGGCGTTGATGTAAAAATTGCTTAAAAACGCTCTATGGGGCTTACAGATACATTTTTTTACTTATTTAATCTGTAAAGTAATCTATAATAAAAAATAGTATAAGAAAAATATGAAAGGTGACTTTCTATCTGACTTGTGCTAATTTCATCACAGAAAAATACAAAAGGCGGAATGGACACCGCCTTTTGTTACATTAAAACGTTTACTAAAGTTGCTATAGATATTCCTGCAATAATCCAACCATAAATTTCAGCTCTAGTTGGTCGAGTGTTTATGTCTTTTTGTAATTCATCTAACTTGTTAAAAATCTTTTCAATATCTAGCATAATTTTTGCTGTCATTTCCTTTTGTGTGTAGCCGTTATTTTCTGTCATTACAATTCTCACTACCATGTTCGCAATTACAAATTTGAACGTAAGAATCGTCAGACTTTTTAATTAATAAACACATTATCACTCACTTTGTTTATCTCCATCGATCCAATCCCATTCCTTTATTCGTATTATTTGTTTTTCAATTTCTTCTATTTTATTTGTAAAAAAATAAATTGTCTTTACTAAAAAATAAAATGATACTATCCCCATAAAAAATATTTCCATAATTCCTCCAATTATTGTTTAATTTTTTTAATTGCTACGCCTAAAAGTAAAGTTATAGTGGCGGTTTTAGTTGCAATAAAAAGGTGACCTAATGATAAATCTATACCAGAAGTCATACCTAAAATACAAGCTACAAAAGGTTTTGACCATTCTTCAATATTTTCTTTTAATTGATTCTTCATCAGCCACCTAATTTTATAAGAACTTCTGTTAAAGCATTGTTTAATTCTCGTTCTCTTAAAGCCAGATCTACTATGTTTTGTTCTAATTTTCCAATTTGTATATTATAAACTGCTACTAAAGATTGAAGTTCATTAACAGTTTTAAAAAGCCAACCTACTAACGCAGCGAGTCCGCCCTGTAAAATTTGGTTTAAATTTATTGTGGCTTTCATTTCAGCCTTTATTTGTCGGTGTCCATTCTTCTAAACCATTTTGAAGAGCTGTTACGCCTGCGACTAATCCAGATACTAGAGCGTTCTGAAGCACGTCTACTTCAATCATTCCTGCACCACTTGCAATTAATACGCCTAAAAAGGCTTGAATGAATGTTCTTAATGTTCTAATGCCTACTTTTGTAAGCCATTGTTTATTTATCATAAAATAATTATTCCTTTTTATTCTATGCGCCTGTTTAACATCATAGCATTTATGACTTTAAGTTGCCCACTTATATCTTGTAATTTTTCAAATACTTCTTTCCCTGAAACAAAATCAGCTGTTGAGTGATTACATAGATCTGGCTTAATTAAATCTTCTATGCCTACAATTTCTATTGATACTTCTTCTCCAGATTCTACAGCTTTTGCTATAACTGGATAAATACGACGATAGGCCAAAGTAGATGAACCAACAAATCCATCTTTTTTGGTGTAGTTATTTTCTTGAGAATCGCCAACAAGAATACAACCTGCAGTATCTTCGTCAGTATTTCCTACATGAATTAATATATATTGAAAATTTGGAACATCTTGCAATTCCAACATACCTTTATGAATATCAGAAAATTTTGATTTATATTTATTATGAAAACCGCCCTCAGTTCTAAATTTTATTTTATAAGTTCCACGTGGAATAGCAGTTTCAGCATAAATTTTGTTAGCTCGTTCTTCATCTTCTAAGGTGTAACAAACAAATTTGTCGTCAATTAATAGAATCCCATTAGTGCTATCTCTTTGACTAGATATTCTAATGAGCTTTAACTTCATTATTAAGGTTTTGGATTGTCAGCTTTAACTTGAGCTATATGATTTTCCCAATCAGTTGTTCCATTTACTTTATCCCAATACATCATATCTAATTGGTCTGCAATAGATCCATAAGATTCTTGACGTGCTTGAATATAACCAAATTGTTGGTCATTCCATTTTGAATTAGCCAGATCTATAACTTGTTGGTCATAATCTGCTTGAGTAAACTCTAGCCTTTCATTATTAACTTGTTTGTACAGAGGCTTTGCAGCTTCAATCTCTGCTGTTGCCTCTACTGTTAGTTCTTCTAATGTTGCCATATCTCTCCTATCTTACTATATATTTCTTATACTTACTTCTTTAAACCATTATCATTTTTTCAAGCCATACAGAATGAATGTTCCACTATCAATATTATTTGCACTATCAATTTGAAATAATACACCATCTACACTTGAAGCACTTGTAAATATTCCACCACCTTGATTTCCATAAACTTCAGCACCTGCATAATGTGAAGTTTCAAAAGTTATAAATGTGTATTCCCCAGAATTATTTGCATTAAAAATGTATATAACTGCATTAAAGTTTCCTGTTGTTGCATTAATAAAACTACCTGAAACATCTAACACATTAGAATTAGTACCAGAATTATTATCAAAAGCACCACTTGTCTTTAATCCCTTAGCAGCTCTATCATAGTTAGAAGTTGTGTTTGGTGTTCCACCCTCTGTAACTCTCAATTCTAAATTTTCAGCAGTATCAGGAGATAAATCATTGATCTTTACCATATACACATCATAAGTGCTATCAATAGAAGCATTTAATCCACTACTACCACTACTTCCACCACCAAGAATTACACTTGCTACTGCACTTGATACTGTAAATTCATCAACCTTAATTAAGCTACCTGCCATTATTTAACTCCATATACTGATATATTACCCTCATCAAAAGGTCTAACATTTGGCTCTAATATTTGTATTCCTCTTACTGATTGTGCAGTATGTTCCACACCAATAGCTTTATATCCTGCAAGATTACCTGCTGCTCTTGCACTTGCTTGTGCTTGTAAAAATGTATAACTAGAACTGTCATAAGGATTATATATAACAAGTTTTAAATTACTTCCCTCTGGTGGTGCATCAAATAAACCAACTCTAATAAAACTTGCAGTTGTACTTTTACTTTCTGCAAAAGTTGTATTTGCTTTCATTTCCAATGAAGCATAATCATAAGTAGTTCCATTAATAACACTTCCCCCACTATCAATAAATCTAAAATATAATGATGTTTCAGTTGTACCTACTGTTGCTAAATTTCTAATATAAATTTCATAAACATCATATATATCAGAAAAAATATTATCAAAATTAAATGCTGAAGTTGAACTTGTTACTTCTGTACTATCTATAAATTGTAAATTAGTAGCCATTATGAATACCTTATTCCATATAGGGATATAGTTCCTGTTAAAGTTTGACCAGAAGTTTCTGTAAATCTTATTCCATCAACTGTACTTGCTTGTGGCAATACACCACTTCCAAATCTCATATCACAAGCAGTTGAAACTGTATTTTTTGAAACACCGTGCATAGTTTGAAAACTATATTTTGAACTATCCCCTAAATTATATAAATAATTATATGCAAATCTTGGCTCATCAGTATTACCAATTCTTGTTGCAAATAATCTATTAGCTGAAGTTGATTTAGTTTCACTAAAAGTTCCTGTTGCTTGTCCATTTTGATAAGCATATTGATATACACTTCCAGTTTCTAAAACTCCATTTTCAAAAAATCTCATATTAACCGAGCCTGTACCATTTAAACTTATATTTACTATTGCAAAATGTACATTATAAATATCTTCTTTTATATCAGTAAAATCTACATTACTATCTGCACTTGCAGTTTGAGTTTCAATTAATTCTAATTGTCCAAA